GTGATCCGGGTCATCGTCAAGCGATGAAAAAAATGGATAATCTGTATCAATCAGCCTATCCGGGTAATGTAAGAAAAAGATAAGACCGAATAAAAGATAAAGTAGGCAGACAACCTTCGGGCCTGTTGAAAGCTCTTTGAGACCCTATATGGATAATCTCTAGGTTATAGTGATTTTTACTTATACACATAAGTGTATGAGATAACTATAATAGGGTTAATTATGGCTAATTTTCATGATATTGAAACGTCTTATATACATCGCTATTCCGCTGATGTATTACATTCGCTTCAACAAAAAACGACACGGTTACGTAATTTCGTAACTAATAAACCAGATTGTCGTGGTGTTGCCGAGTTCATTGATAAGATCGGAACTAACGAAGCACTAGACAAAGTTGCACGTTTTGCAGATTCACCTGTACAAGCGATTTCTCATAAACGTAGGAGAGTATCAGCACAACCTAAAAATGCTGGTTTCTTCGTAGAGGGTTTTGATACTCGTAGAATGAACTACGATGTGTTTCAACCTTATGCAGAAGCTACGTCTATGGCAATGGCTCGTAAGATGGATGCAACTATTGTAGATGCCGCTTTTGGTTCAGCATATGAATCAGACGGTGGAGCAATGGACGGTGCAACCGAGATTGTCTGGAATTCTACTAACTTCCCAAAACAGTTTATTGCAAAAGACTTTCATGTTGGCACTCCGAGCGTTGACATGAGTGGTATTGATAATACGGCATCAGATTCTCGTACATTATCAATCGACAAACTGTTGAAGGCACGTAGAATTCTTTCTGAAAATGAAGCAGATCAATATGATGAAGGAGGTAATCCTCTTTATTTCATTGTCTGTTCCGCATCTCAGATAGAATCTTTACTCCACTCCCAACAAGTTCAAAGTTCCGATTATAATAATATTCGTGCTTTGGTTGAAGGGCAAACCAACTATTTTGGTGGGTTTCAATTCATTAGGTATGAAAATCTACCTACTGTAACTCCTACGGCAGATGCAACGGTGGAATCCGTATTATGTTTCCATCCACAAGGTCTTGCTTTCTGTTCTTGGGAAGAACCGATTACTGAAATAGAAAGACGTTCTGACAAATCTTTTGTGCCTTATGCGTATTTTGAAATGGATATTGGTGCGACAAGGGTTTGGGAAGAGATGGTCATTCAAATTGAATGTTTTAAAACTGCTTAACCTATAATCTAAAAGGACTAATATGGCTAATCAATATGCTGTAAATCACAAGAAACGACACGTAACTGTTCCTGCAAAGCTAACAGATGTAGCTGATCAGGGTGGACGGATGCGAATGTTGTATGATAAATTCACTTATACATCGCCGAGTCTTGCGATGGCAATTGCAGATACAATATCTTTTGGTAAACTGCCTCCCGGAGCAAAAGTATGGGATGCATCTTTACATTATTCTGCAACACTAGGTACAAGTACAACCTTAGAATTAGGTTATACTGGTGCTGGTACTGCTTTATTAATTGCGGCGGCCTCAACTGCGGTTGGGACTCGTCACATGCGAGAAGGCGTAGCTAATATTACTCAAGCTCCTATAACTATAACTTCTGAAAGTACAGTTCTTGTTACTTTAAGAGGTGGCGTGAGTACAACAACTGCGGCTTTTATTGAAGTGCGGATTTATTATACCGTTGATTAATAACAATCGGGAGTTGGTAGTTTAAAACTAATTTGCCCCAATATTCTAGTGCTATCTAGGACACGGATGGTAAATAAATTAACTACTAACTCCCAAATCAAAAAAATACTATGGATAAAACTGGTATAGCTAACCTTGCCTTAGGTTCTCTAGGAGAAGCAAGGATTCAAAACTTAACTGACAATAATTCTAGGGCTAGAGCATGTAATGCACGGCTTGATGATGTTATTACAACAGTATTAAGAATGCATACATGGAATAGTGCATTAGAAAGAGCGGCATTAACAAGTGTTGGAGTTCCTATATTTGGATGGAATTATATATTCCAACTACCTGCTGAATGTATAAAAGTAGTAGAAGTAAGTCCTGTGTCAAGATACCAAGTAGAAAAAAAGAATATACTCTCAAATGAATCGACACTTAACTTATTATATGTGGGTAATCCAACCGATATAAATAACTTAGATTCTCTACTAGCAGAAGCAATAGCAATGAAACTAGCATTAGAAATTGCAGAAACCTTAACAAGTAAGCAAGGTTTAAAACAAGAGATGATGCAAAAGTATGTGATTGCTTTACAAGAAGCTAGATCAGCAAACTCCCATGATAAAACGCCAGAACATCGAGAGAGATCAACTTATATAGATGCTAAAAGAGGTAGATTTTCTGTACCACATAGAACATTTAGTACACCTACTATTGGCTATGAGGCAAACGAACATACTTACAGTATTGGATATAATATCGGATAACATCTATGAAATTTGAGTTTGTCCAACCTAGATTTTCTGAAGGTGTATTAGCAAAAAGTCTTCAGGGGCGTTCTAGCGAAGAGTTTTATAAATATGGCCTAAAGGGAGCTAAGAACATGCTTCCTATTCTCTCCGGGCCTGTGGTGAAGCGTCCGGGTACAAACTACATAGGCGTAATAAAAGACCTTTCCGCAATCTTCATTCCCTTTTTTAAAGACAAAGATAATACATACATCTTAGAAATAGGCCAAACTCATGCTACTCTTACTACAGGTGGATACCTTAGATTATGGTCGCAAGATCAACTTCTAGTTGATAGACAAAGTAGTCCTGCGATATATGAGGTAACTGCTGGAGTAACTTGGACTAGAGCAGAATTGCTTAAACTCAAGTTTACTCAAAGTGGTGATTATATATTTGTCTGTTGTCCTACTAAAACACCCCAAATAATAAAACGAGTAATAACACTTACAGGGGGTGCAACAGCAGATTATGCTTTAGATGATAGTGTATGGACTGTATATCCAATAGTCTTGAAAGATGGGCCTTATAAAGAAATTAATGTCTATTCTGAATCAGATGCTACTGAAAGGTATGCATTATATAAAGCAGAACCTAGTACAAAAGTAAAAATAGGTGGAGTTGAATTTAATACTGTAACCAATCATATTGTTCTTCCTAATCATGGTCTTCAAGTTGGAATGAAAGTTAGATTGGACGATGATGATCAAGAAACAAGTATTCCTTATGTAACAGGTAATTCTTATTTTGATTCGGTTACGGCAGATAATAACCTAAATGGGTGGGGAGCTATAGTTGGAGATAATGAAAATTCTACAACAAGTGATGCTACAAAACTTGGAGATGCAGATTATTATATAATATCTACAACTTCAACTTCCTTTCAAGTATCTACAACTGATGGTGGTTCAGCTTTAGAGTTTATGCTCTATGAATCAAAGACTGCGGCTGATGCAAAAGTAAATGTTTGGAGATATGTTGATAAAGCGGCAACTACTGTTGATTTAACTGTATATAAAAACAGTACTGCAGATAATGATTTATTTACTACTGCTAATGATGCAGGAAGGTTAATAAGGATAAATCCATTGTCGAGACCATTAAATAGAATAGGTGGGATAAGATGGTGTTGGGGTATAATTAATTCCATTTCTGGAAACAATATTAATGTAACTTTAAAAACAGAAATGGCTAATATAAGAGGAGGTACTCCATCTGGCAGTAATATTGAAGCTGGCACAACAGATTTTAGAGTAGGAGCATTTAGTATAAACGAAGGGTTCCCTACTGTATCGCAGATATATCAGCAAAGAATGGTATTTGCCGCAACTAAGCTACAACCTTCTACTGTATGGTTATCTGAAACAAATAACTTCTATTCTTTTGCACCTAGTGAACTACCTGCTCAAGATTCTCCTTCTTCTATTATAAATGGAGAAGCAATTGAAGTTATTACATCTTCAAGTGCATTAACATTTACTTTAGATTCAGATACTCTTGACCAAATAAAGTGGATTGCAGAATCAAAGAAGATGACAATGGGTACTTCTGCTGGGGTATATATGCTTTATGGCTCAGAGACTAATTTAGTAGTAACTCCATTTAGATTTACAATTAATAGAGAATCATCGTTTTCTGCTACAGATACTCCTCCTGTTGTTGTTTCTAATGCATTAATGTATGCACAAATTGGTGGTAAAGATGTACAACAACTATTATTTGAAGGTCAGCAAGGCCAATGGTTTAATAGTAAAATATCAATTAAAGGATATGATGTTATTAAAACTTCCACAATTAAAAAGATGGTATGGCAGGAAAGACCTAATAATGTTATTTGGATGATGATGGATGATGGTAGGTTATTATCATTAAGTTATGATAGACAAACTGCATTTCAAGCATGGTCAGAACATGTAATATCTGGAACGAATGCAAAAGTTACTGATATTGAAATGATAGCTACAAGTACACATGACCAAATATGGATGAAAGTTGAAAGAACAATAGGTGGTGTTACTAAATACTACATGGAAACGATGGCTAGATTTCCTACTGAAGGAGCTTTGGCAAGAAATGC